CGCGCAAGCGGCCCGTATCGTTAGAATCTCGACCAGCATCAAGACAAGGCGCCGTAGCCAAGTGGTAAGGCCCGGGACTGCAAATCCTGTATCCATCGGTTCGATTCCGATCGGCGCCTCCAAACATTACAGCACTTAGAGCCACTTTCCACGGTGGCTCTTTTTTATTGATGCACCATAAATATACAGAGCCATCGAGGGCGCCTTCTTGGATCCTTGTGATCGGAGTCACTCAGCCCACCAGCTTCGCTAGGGTTATACCAGGTGTACGGTCAGACGATACCCTTGGGGCATCTCGAGCTGATCATCGGCTTGAGGGCAGGGCCCCAGGTGGAATCGTCTGCCTGGGGTTTTGCTTTTGCGTAGCTTCGGGGGAAGGCATAGGCATTGTCGGACGTCATTCTTTGCAAGTGGTGACTTGCGCAGTGTGTATCCGTGTGTATAGTTGGTGGATGGATAGTCGCTCCCTAATAGCCCTCCTCAAGCGCAATGGGTGGCAAGAGGCCAAGGGCCGAGGCAAGGGCGACCACCAGATCTTCCTCAAGGATGGGCGTCACTTAACTGTGCCTCACCCAAAGAAAGATATTCCAGTAGGGACCTTGAACAGCATTCTCAAGGCAGCTGGGCTGAAGTAAGGAGACGACATGCATCACTACATCGCCATCATCCACAAAGACAAAGACTCTGACTTCGGCGTTAGCTTTCCGGATTTGCCAGGGTGTATCTCCGCCGGGAAGACGCTTGAGGAAGCCCGTCTCATGGCGATAGAGGCTCTTGAGACCCACATCACATACATGATTGAAGAGGGCCTCACAGTGCCAGAAACAAGCAGCCTTGATGCTGTGGCCAGTCATGAAGACTATGAGGGTGCGGCTGCGGTCCTTCTCGTTCCATTTGAAATGGAGCAGAAAATTCAGCGGGTGAATATTTCAGTCCCCGAACGAGACTTGATGCGCATTGATCGATACACGAGCGCTCGCGGGTTGAACCGCAGCTCGTTTCTGGTTCGCAGTGCTCTGGAAGCAATTCAGGTAAGTGAATCTATCCAAGAACATCTCGTTGGGCAACATTCAGAAAACATGAAGGTTTATCAAACCAACTTGGGGCCATCGACTGAAATAAATGGTTGGGATACCCGATTTGGCAGCCTTGTTGTTGGAGCCGTTCAATGACCGCAAAGCAGACCAAGCCACTTTCTCTCAGGGAAGCCGGGGTTCTCCTGGTGAAGCACTATGACCTTCACGAAGGACTTTGGGCGATCGCATTCGGCATCAATATTGGGGTTGGTCAATTCGGCCCAAGCCCTCAAGAAGCCCTCCCCGGGGCGATGATAGGCATCGGGAACGTGTTCCTTATGTCATCCGAGAAGGATGGGCCCAACGTGGTGAACGCTGCCGAAGTAAACCCCGCTAAGAAGGCCATCGCCAAGAAGGCACCTTCCAAGAAGTAGGACGCCAGCAGCGCCCCGCCTTGCGCTGCCTGCCGCTCCGAGACAATGGCACGCCCAGCTTGCGGGACAGCCTGGCCTGGGCCTGGGAGACCCCAAGGGCGCGGCGCCATGAGAAGGACAGGCCTGGGATGCCGGATCGTTTGGTCATGGCGAGAGTCTACGCCAGACGCCAGCCAAGCATGAAGGCTCGGGCCATGATGTGTGCCACGATTCCTCCGGCGCTGATGACCACGGCCAGAACCACCACCATGCCGGCCGGGATCAGAACGAGACGGGCGACGTGATAGGCGAGTTTCCAGGTGATTCGAATTCATGAAGCCATCTCCTTGTTCCGTGCTGCGGTCATCTCGCGGATGTAGCCCAGGAGGCCCATCCCGGGCATCGAGGGTTGGCAGTGCGCATAGACCAGGCTGTCCCCGCGGTCTGGGCTTCGTCCGATGCGAGCGATGATGTCTTCCTTGGCCTCGACCAGAATCCCGCGCGTGGTGAGCTTCCAGGTGGGCGCGCAGAGGTCGGAGCGCAGCTCGGGGTCGGGAGGGATGGCGATGTCCTGCCCGCTGGAGGGGTCCAGGTCTTCCCGCAGCTTCCACCAGTTCTCAGCTCGCAGATTGTAGAACCCGAGCATCTCGGACTTGTCCTTGCCCTTGGTGGCTGAGGCCCCATTGATGGCCCGCACTTCCAGTCCGTCACAGTCCTTCAGGAAGTCGTAGACGCTGCCACCCACGCCGATGATGTCGACATTGACCACGGCACCGGGTTGGTGATGCTCGAGCACGAGTGCAGCCACCGCGGGGCCGTCTGGCGTAGCCTTCCCGGGATAGGACCAGGCGGGCCCGAACCAGTTTCCATGCCGCGGCGTGATGACCGTCTTGTCCTTCCCGCCCCGCGCCACATCCACGCCAAGAGCAGACATGGCGTTGCCAATGTGCCCGTCTTCGGTCCAGCGATCCTGAGCGGCCTTCACCCATTCGGTGGGGAGAACCTGGCTTTGGCTGTCCTCGGTACCTGCCCGGAAGTCGCCGTAGAGCATCTTAGACCGCATCGGCTCTGGCAGGGCCTGGAGGTTCGCCAGGTAGTTGGTCCCGATCAGTGCAGGATTATCTTGAACACGCGCCGGGATGAAGGTCCGGCTCATCGGTTTGACCATCTCGCCGTCGATCTCTACCGGGTCACCGTTGGGCATCTCAACGTCCCGGCCCGCGATGGTGGTGAACCAGCGCAACTCGCCCGGCTGGGCTGGGTTCGGGTGATTCTCCTTCAGCCAGGGGCCCCAGAATTCAAGGACCCAGGCGCCGTCCTGGCTCGTGGGAGGGTTGCCCGTACAGATGACTCGGCATCGCTGCCCCTTGCGGGTTGTTCGATTCCAGCCGATGACAAAGCGGAACTGGGTCTCGCTGAATTCGGTGATCTCATCGAACCCATGAAGGTCTTGCGCCTGGCCCTGAAAATTGGCCGCGTCCTTCTCATACTGCAGTGATGCGAATTCAATCTGTCGGCCATCCTTGAAGCGCCAGCGATGCAAGGACTCATTGAAGTCCCCACCAATCGCGTACATCTGCCGGGACCGATCAATGATGCCTCGAAGGCTCGGGAAGACATGCCGGAAAATGATGCTGCGGTGATGCTCGAATCTGGCCAGGCCCAGCAGAAGGTCCGTCTTGCCACCGCCCGCGGCTCCGCCGTACAGGAGAATGTCAGCCTCGGACATATAGGCCTCCGTCTGAGGCCCCGGAAACGGGCTCCAGCTATTCCGGCGTTCCAGGTGCTCAAGAAACCGCTGCTTTTCCTCGGGGGTCCAGCTTTGCCAGTTCGGCTTTGATTCGCTCATCCAGTTCCTCGCTCGTTGCAGGCCTGTCCTTCGTGTCTAGGCCCCGGATCCGACGGATCCCGTCGACGGCCTTCTCTGTGGTCTCTGCGATGACCTTGGCCACCTTCGTGTCAGGGTCGGCCCCCAATAGGGTGGAGGCTGTTTCCATGGCCCTCAGGACGCGGCGGTGGGTGTTCAGTGCCACCCCCATGTCCTCTAGGTCCTCAGCGGCCGCATGTTCTCGCGAGTGCTTCAATTCTTCCGGCTTCATGCCGGCCTTCACCCCCGCCATTGCATCGGCCACCACGCGGGCTTTCGTGCCGGTGGCGTTGGAGACCCAACCGCCTTTCTGGGCCCGGAGCTTGATGGTGCTGGCGGCGGTACCGTGCTTCTTGGCGATGTCCCGGAGGCTCATCCGCCCCGCCCGGTAGAGGGTCTCAACTGCCTCCCAGTCAACCGGAGGCTTCATTGCAAGGGGTTGGACCTTTTTCACGGCAGGTCCTCGAAAGCTCTGGATTCCTCAAGACCCATGACGCACACCTTGACCATGCTCCGCGCCTGGCGCTCGAGTGCCATGTAAAGCGAAGCTCCGAAGCGGGTGGACATGGCACCGTGGCTGTATTGGATCCCGCCTTGCCCGTCAAAACGAATTCGGACCCTGGCCACTTCACCTTCGAGGCAGCACCACATTTGGAGCGGTCTTCCGGGTGATTCGTCCTGGGCTGCCTGGAGTAACACACCAGCGATCAGGTCGAAGTCGTATTCGCCATCAACCTTCTGTGTAAGAGGGATGGACATCTGAGAATCGTTCATGGGGCCTCCTATTACCGTGTTGTTTCGGGGGGTGGGACGAATGGCACGCCCCGATAGCGATCTGTGTTGTTCCACTTCACAACGCAATCTCCATCCCGGATGAAGACCCAGAGGGCGGGGTTTGGGTTGGATCTGTCCCAGTGGCCAAGGGTGCGATTGCAACCAGGCGACACGGTGAAGGTGTCCCCAGCGGACGGAGCAATGGGTAGGGGCGTCGAAAGGGTGAGTGTTCCCCCGCTGAACGCCGAGACGGTCCGGCGAGCCCCTGATGCCGCCCCCGACGTCATGGTGAGCGTCCCCAGGGCGAAGTAGCCGGCGGCCTGCCCTAGTGCTGATGGAATGGTCGTGCTGGTGGGGGTCCCGGTCGCCGTTCCGCTGACCGTGAGGGTCGAGAGGACCTTGCCACAGCCAGCATCACCGAAGGCGTTTGCACAGCCCGGCTGGAATACGACCCGTGGCCACGGCTGGGCCAGGCGTTCCAGGTCGGACTTCACATGGAGCACTACCTGGACCGTCTCCGGGTCAACAGAGGCCACGGCCCCCTCGAAGATCACTACAGAGCCAAGGGAGGTGTCACCCCACCCCCCCGGACCCATAGGCACCCACTCCAGAAGCACCCGAGCCCCGTCGAAGCCGCCGTTGTGTGCGAAGAGAGGCAGGGGCACCCCGCCCATCATCACCGTCTGGCCGCTGAGTAGCGTCAGGTCCAGTGTCTGCGTCTCCAGTCCGCGGGCGTGCCGGATGGCCCCGCGGACAATGCCGGGCTGGGTTGATCCATTGTCTGAGGAGCTGGTGAAGGTGTTCCCGCCGTAGGAGAGCGGCATGTCACAGCCGGTCCAGCGGTAGACGGTGCCGTTCTGGAGCGTGATGGTGTAGCACCACGCCGCGAGGATGACGGTGTTGGTGTTCAGGTAGGAGATGAGGGGACCGGAGGCGTAGCGCATCACTTCACACTGATCAGCTCAATGGAGCCGCCTGACCACACCAAGTTGAAGAGGCGTTCTAGGGTCAGCTCGTCCATGTCAAAACGGACCCGTCGCTGGACGCCATCCACGGGATCGTTGTATAGGAATGAATCCCATTTCCCCTTGTGTGTCTCAAAGAAGGTGACCAGCGTGATCAACTCGTCCACCAGCGTGTTCACCGAAAAACCGCTCTGCCGGACGAAGTTCAAATTGAGCTGGTAGCTGTATCGCGGGGTGCTCCAGAGCCCCGCCCGTAGTTCCTTCCCGCTCGCGGCAGACTGCACGATGGTGCTGTAGATCTCCTTGCGGGTGACCTTGATGTCGAAGCCCATGAGGGTGTCAGGGAATACGAGATTTGACATCAGAGCCTCCCGTTCCGGCCGCCTTCGCGGAAGATGCGGAAGAGGCTGTCTTGATGCCTCGTGAGAACCCGGTGGACATCCTGCCCGTCCATGGCCTGGATGGTGATGCTGACGTTCCGCCTTTCGCTCCCATGATCCCCACCGGATGCCATGCCACGGACGCTCTCGGCGAGGTTGGCAGGGAGGACCATCTCGTTCTTGTGAATCATCGCCAGCGTGTCCTGCGGAACCCGGTCCCACCCACCCTCAGCCGATGCCAGCCCCGCCATCGCCAGGCCTTCGGCGTAGGCCGCCTCGCCGACACCGGGAGCCATCGCCCAGCCGACCATCGGGATTTCGGCAACGGATGCCATGGCGTTCACGGCGTAAAGAGCTGCGGCGGCCCTAGCCTCGTCCACATTGCCTGTCTTGTTCATGGCCAGGCTGGTGGCCCATCTGGTGGCCTCCTCAATACCCCACTGCACGAAGAAGCTGATGATGCCGCTGAGCGCCTGGTCAGTGACGGTCTTGAATGCGTTGCCCCAGGTCATGGTGCCCTTGACCAGGCCCTGGATGGCGCTGTCGAAGCCGCCTGTCATGGAACTGAAGAATGAGGTCCATCGCGCCCGGGACTTGTCGAGGGCGTCGGCTTCGATCTTCCCCATGTCCAGGTGGGCCTTGCGCGTCAGGGCGTCCTTCTGGTTCTGGATCTTGGTCCAGGCCACCAGATCATCCTTCGCGGCCTTCTGCTCAGCATCGAGGGCATCTAGTTGTGCCCGCAGCTCCTGCATCGCCCCGGCCTTCTTCATGGCGACCCACTGCGCCTCATTTATCCGGCCATAAGCCAGGTCCTGATCCAGGGCCCGGTCCTTCTCTTCGAGGATGGTTTTCTGAAGGTTCAACTTGTCCTGGGCCGCGAGCTTCGCCAGCTCCAGCGTCTGCTTCCGGGCCTTCTCCGCATCCTGTGCAGCCTTCCCATCTTCCCTGCGCTTGTTCTCGGCGGACTGGCGGTCGAGTTCTCGCAGGTCCGCGTAGTATTTCTCGTTGAGCTGCTTCTCCTTGGTCAGGACGGCATCAAGCTCGACGGGTTTCCCTGCGGCCTGCTTCTCCTCATCCTTCAATGCCTCCTTGGCGGTGTCGAGCTGCTGCTTGTATGCCATCTTCACGTCGGAGACCATGTCGGCATAGCTCATCTGGCCCGATGCCACCAGCTCCTTGTCGTCCTTGATCTGCTCGGCCACAACGAAGGAGGCAGACCGGATGATTTCCTCATCAGCGGCCATGGCCCTGGCCTTGCGCTCTTCGGCGGCTTTCTTGGCTGCTTCTTCGGCCTTATTCTGTTTCGCTAGATCCGCGTCTGTTATGCCTTGGAAACCGGATGCCTTCGCTGCCGGTGCTGCCGGTGCTGCCGGTGCTGCCGGTGCTGCCGGTGCTGCAAAAAAGCCGGATGCACCGCTGAAAGCGCTATTTCCGGCCATCCAGTTGGGAATTACATTGAAAAGGTCCTTGAGTGTGGAAATGTTGTAAATCGCCGCAGAGGTGAGTTGTTTGAATGCAAGCTCGGACTTCTTCCCCCAGAGCGCAAAGTGAACCCCGGAATCGTCTAGAGTTTGATCTATTTTCTCGAGTTCACCATTTAGCCTCCCAGCTTCGTCCTTGAACTTATTCGTTTTCGCGATGGCGTCGTCATCAATGTGGGCGCCCAGCTCCTTCAAAGCATCAGGTCCCAGCTCCTTGATTTTCTCGGTCATCTTCTCAAGTTGAGGAAGAATCGCCAACGCCCTGCCACCAAG